CCTTAACAGGCTTCCTTCGCATCTCCTGCTCGGGCAAGGCCCGACGCCCCCTTCTTTTAGAGGGGGCACCACCGGCGTTTTAGTGTAACGGAGCCGTGCCGTTCGGTACGCTCTAAATGCTGAGACCCGGAGGGGCCCGCATCAAGAGGAGCCATACCAGACTCAGAGGGTTTCCCCTCTAAGGAAAGTAAGCTCTTCTGGAGAGCAGAGTAACCTTCTATATGGTCACTGCTATAGACTGGAGAAGCAGCCCAACCCCTCATCTCGAGGCGTTGAAGCTTACTATTCCACCTTTCGGCAGAACAGTACCCCAGATAGGATACTCTTCCAAGTAGAGGACTTGTCTCAGAAACATAGGGTAAAGACCCTAAGAATCGCTCACATGTGCTAAACATGAGCTGGGCAGTAGACCAATAGCCTCTTTTGTAAAAGAGGTTAGCGGTCTCAACCCATGAAATAAGTCGATCTGCTTGCCGTCTGTTCTCGGGCGGAAGCTGTCGTACGTAAACCGGATTAACCGGTTCACCATCGAATGCATCCACTCCACAAGACTCTCTGAACTTTCCAGTCCAGAAAGACTTTGAGGTATTTACCTTACAATTGTATTTTTGTAGGTAATCGAGAACAATGGTCGCATCATCTGTGGGGACCAGAATATCATCCCCATAGACGTAAACGTTACGACTAACAAATTTACAGTTAGCGTAACTTACAGAGAGGCCGTGTTTCTTAAGGAGAGCCGCTACACATATCGTGTAGAAATACATCGACTCAACTGGGAAACACAGAGCACTACCCATCGACGCGAATTTACCTAGCGGTGAAATAACAACACCATTCGGTAGTTTCGCACTGCTCGAGCGACATGCGTCTATCGCATCCCTGAGATCGGGATTAGAGAGAAACATATCTAATGCCAGATCGCGTGGTACACGGTCACTAGCATCGGAAAGATCAATCGTTGCAAATTGACCAGTCCTCGAAGACATTAACGCCAGCTGCTGATTGATTGATTGGTCCGTAAAATTAACGTGACCAGCCGATATATCCGCAGACTCAATAAGGTCATAAAGACCCTGTTGAATTGCCTTTTGTGCATATATCATGCACACAGGCTCTATAGCGATAATGCGTGGGGTCTTAAGTGTTTTCGGTACAGTGATGATCCGAACCGGATCTTCCTCTGTACTTGGTACAAACGTTACTTCCTCGAACTCCTGTGATTCCACAGCGCCCATAACATAAGCGTTAGGGAAGAAGGGAAAATAAGGTTCGAGACGTTCATGCCATCTACGCCAATTGTATTTCTGATTACCAGAAATTCGTTCGGCAGTAGCACCGGGACCGTGCCCTGGTGTAAGCATATCAAGGCGTAAACGCCCCAGCATGCGACTCCAGAGAACAAAAGAGACGGACCGAAATTCAGTCCGGTCTTCTTCCGGTGAAGAAAACGACTTAATGTCGTGCTCATTTGCGATATAGTTCGCGAGCGCTTCATGTACTCTTTTCGGAGTACAAGGAAGCTCCACTTTCTTGAAGGTAAGGCAGATTTGCCTAATACCTTCGACGATAGTGGGGGCTTCACTCGTGAGTGAATTACCATCGTAAATCCTCCCTGTCTCATGGTTGAAAAGTTGACTAAGCATACCTTGCAAAAATGCAGGGATTGCTTGGCTCTTCCTGAAATTACGGAAGAGCTTTGAGTCAATATAACCGAGGCGCAAAGAACTTTCAAAGTCCTTAGCGAAAGTCGGTAGGGTGATCGTTAGAAACGAGAGCCCCTCCTTTTCAACCCGTGATTTAATGTAAATTAAATCACGTAAATCAGAGACATCAGCGACACACTTGGCGCAGGCATCTCTATAGATAGCCTGAACCATCTTAAGTTGGTCACTTACGTTGCTTTTCATGCCTCCCTCCTATATAGGTGGGTAAGACATCAAGCCACGTTACTCTCATCCCTAGTCGATACATATTGACTAGGCAATCCGTACATGCTAACGATCAAAGATCGGACTAATTACGATCTGTCGATTTGACATCGTCGTAGTTAGAGGTTGAGAAACGATAATCTTTGGATTCAGGTGGAACAATAACTGTTCCACGCTTAGCGAACATTGAAACTAACCCCAGAATACCGGGGAGAAGCTCAATAGCGCTTCCTAGGATTAACTCTAACGTGCGGTTAACGTCCTTAGGTGGACGAGCCGGTTTGTTAGGTTTCTTGGCCATAAAGTTTTCCGATCATCGTAGCATCCAGCCAGGTTTTAAACCCGGTGATAAGCTGTTCAGTCTGCGTCGATGAGAAACCGGCCTCAGGCCGATCAATCACAACGTAGAAAGAAAGAGTCTCATAATCGTTCACAGCTGTGAGCGGGTCTGGGACAATAGCCCTCTGATCAATGCGCGCCATGGAACGAATTCGTCGGTTTCCCTTCGAAGCCGTTTTCTGGTGCGAGATGGTGAGTTTAAATGACTCATCACTCTTCGCGTAAGTGGAAGAAGTTCCGCTTACGAGAATACGAGGCATTGATTGAGCTACAGCATTAACTGTAACGGATTGTGGATCTGAGAGTGCCATGGTTGACCTCCTACAAGAATTATTGGAAGTTAACTATTGGTAAGGCACCACATTCCAAGTGGTGCTTAAGCATAGACCAATAGAGACGGCCCTACTACGTTCGGGAAAACCCGAGCGCGGCTAGGATCGCTAGTTGTCTACCGGTTAAACCACCGGCAGACAAGGTAAAATCAAATGGACTACCTGCAGGCTGCCTACGCTTGATATCAGCACTTCGATACCAAGTATAGTCATGCTTTCGGCCGTCGTGAATAGTCGTGAACTGAGAGCGTAGCTCAAAGACACGACGACGACGGTGCATCAGGTACATGTATTTGGAAGTGACTTGATCGGTCCCTAAGTCTTCGACGGCTTGAATGACGTCGCCGACATTAGAGAACCAATCTACAAGCCACGACCAAGGTGTAGCTTGCCAAACGTGAGTTGGGCTAATAGTAGCCCCGTAAAGAGCCATCTCTTGACGTACCCGATCAAAAGCTGTATAGCTTTTATCATCGGGACTCACATTGAACGCGGGTCGATAATACTTAAATACGCCTTCATACCAGACATCAGTATATTCTTTTAGTCTGATTGTATAGAGGCGATTTGAGTAGCCGTTACTAAACGGATAGCCATCCGGCTGACAGCCGATAATGTCTGTCCGAGAGTAAACAAGCGTATCTGACTCGAGTTTCTTGTCGGATCGGCGTCTCCTTATCCATCTATTGTTATCGCGCGCAAACTGCGTACGAATCTTTAGAGAATTCTGATAGGTCGAGTAAAACTTCGACAGATCAGATAGGAAAGGAACCCACCCAAATTGGTGATTGAGAAAGTGGTTGGCAGCAGATTTCGGTGCCATTCTAGGGCCGGGTCGAACCCGACTACGCTTAGGACCAACTGCGGTAGACTTCCATATGTCATGGAAGATACCGGAAGTTGTCTTAAGCATCCTGGGTATATCCTTCGCTTCGCGAAGGGCTACATACAGGCCACTCATCTCAGGTGTAGGCCTAAGCTTTGCATAGGCCCCCAATCCGATGTTTGTCAAGTCTGGATAGAGAGTAGAGTAAACGGTCCCTAGTGAATTATATTCACTATCGGGAACGCTATCGAGTGATGGTATCCACAGGGGGTCGTAAAATCCCCCGTCATACCAAAAACTCCAGTTGTTAGGTTGGTTATACCAAGTCTCACAACTGTTCCTCTGCGCCTCTAAATAGACCGTATTATGCGGCCGGACGATCTCGACGGAAGAAAATGGACCACCAGTGAGATACGGAGGACCTTCATGGATTTCATCCCATGTGGTTTTGCGTACCGCAGGCGTACCATTAGCAGATGTAAAGACATCTGCATACTTTGCGACAAATGCCTGAGTCGAGTAATTCCTAATATTTAGGGTACCCGCTTTAATCCGGTTATTAGCCGGAACAGGCGAATTCCGCATCCGTCGTCGAGGGCCGTTAACAAACATACAAGCAAACCTCCATTGATTTTAGTGTCATCGCTGACAAAGGCACCCCGAAAGGGG